CTCGCCGTCTGTGCCGTTGGCAAGGGAGGCGATGGGTAGTTTTGACCAATCAGCGTCCGTCGCATCAGATATTAAAACAGTATTAGCTGCACCAATTGCCACACGCTCCGCCGCCCCAGACCCGCCACCGCGTATCATATCCCCTTGAGTCGTCATAGGGTTGGTAAATCCAGATTCCGCTGAAACCCTAGATGCCTGAAATGCTGTGCCGTCGTAAACAAACATATAAAACTTGCCCGCAACTAATTCGCCAGCCGTTACTGCAGATCCATTAATTTCGACGGCCTTAGTCCCAAGCGAGTCAATATTAAGTGTTGCTGCGCCGGTATTTGTACCGCCTAATTTCGCAACAAATAATTGGTTCGAAGCATAGGCCGTGATTGTCATGCCGGATGTCAAAGTTATAGTATCTGTGCCTGACGTGGTTTTAGCCCCGCCGAAAAAGTCACGCCAAGCCGCAACGTCTGCCATCTCTTGACGTGCTGAATTGTTGACTTGGCTCGGTGCCATACCTTCAGCCCAATCGATATTGCCGACGGACGCGTTTGATGCAGGGGTTGTTGACCAGTTATAAAAGGTTGCCATATTATTTCTTCCTATCTTTTCTATAAGGCGGTATTGCTCCGCCAGCTGCGGCACCTTCGCCCATTCCGAGCAAGCCTTGATATGGTAACGATGATGGGGTGTACGCCCTTGGCTTTGCGCCTGACGTTAACGCTCTAACTGTTGATGCGGCTTGTTTTGTCCCTTGTTTAGCCGCTTGCGCAGCAAGGTTACCTCCAGCGCCAAGGGCTAGCATTCCAGGGACACCCCCTAGAGCATACGCACCCGCTCCGCCTATGTACGGCATCATAGCCTTAGATTGCTGTTCTGAAGTTGGGCCAAACTTGCCAATGGTTCTGAGTAGATTTACACCTGCTGTGCCTTGTGCAACTTTCTTCAAAGCGTCCCGCTCAGTCTTGTTAAATATGTTCTTTTTAACGTCCTGCTTTAGCAAAGCGCGGGCGGCATTCCTTAATCCCATTTCTTCACCTGACGCAGCGTTTGAAGCGTTTTCTATCATATCGTCAATAATCTTTGACTTGTTGGCTTTGGTCCATAATGCATCCCCTTCCTTAAGAGTATTAATGTATTTTTTAGGGTCGCTGGAACGTGGGCCCCAAGGGCCTTTTGGCGCAACATCATCAACGCCTATGCGACGAAGGTAATCATCTATATATGTTACCATCTTCCCGCCTATGCGAACCTCGTCTTTGTCTAAACTGCTTTTAGCAGACTTAGCGAGACGCCGAATAATACTTAATTCTTGCGCGTCTATATCGCTGCCTTTGTATTTCGCAATTTCGTTTAACGCGGTAGACGCTTTAGGATGCAGCCCTTCAGCAAAACCTTCTGACTTCAAACTTGGCCCCATACCGTCAACCATGCTGTCAAAACTATTCGAATTTATGACAACGTTAGATTTCTTTGCCGCGTTATATTTTTCCTTCCCCGCCGCTTTTAATTGATCAGTCGTTGGTGCGTCTCTAATATCGGACCTTGTTAGTTTGTTTGGCGTTCGCTTAGGCATTGGCTTTAACTGTGAGGAAAAAGGCGCAAATGCACCCAATGCGCCGCGCGTGATGTCCTCTTCTGTTATATCACCACCAGATAGTGCTTGTTTAGGCATTGATACGCCCCGCGCGGCTTCATACACCCATGCAGGGGCAGTGAAGTCTGTCATAGTGTCGCCTTCATTAAAGGACGGCATTGGCAGGAAACCAGGTCTTTCTATATTAGGTTCAAGACCAAACGTTCCTTCAACTCTTTGATCTAGCGTTGGTTGGTCTTCAAACTTCTGCCCTTGAGATGCGCGTATAGCCTTGGCAAAGCGCGTTGCCGCGTCAGTGTCACCAGCCGCGTGTGCAGCCTTAAATCCTGCCTTTAGGCGTTCTATATCTGCCATTATTTTGCGCCTATAGGGGCATAAAGATTTAAATCGTCTTCTAACTGTTTATCGAATTCAACAACCGGAGAGGACGAAGTTCCGAGGATAGTCGCCATTTCCTCCGCCGATAGGAAATCTGTTTTTCTAAACTCCGCTCTTAGTTTTCCTACTTCTTTTCGGGCTTCTCTTTCTGTCATTCCAGAGTCGAGCGCATCTAATTCAGCGTCTAATAAGACTTCAGCGCGTCTAGCCTGTTCACCCATGACTTTAGCAATAATTATGTTACCTTCACGCGAATTTCCAAGGCTTGGACCTGCGGCTTTGAATGCGTCCATTTCTTTTTCTGAAATAGATCCTTTCGTGCCTGCGATTCTGTCCATAACAAAGTCCATTTGCAGAACATTAAATTGCTCTAAACTTGTTATTTCTTTCATATCAACGGGCAGGCCTATAGCGTTGCCTACCCTCCCCGCTAGGAGCCGCCATTCAGCGCCGTAACCAGTCGGGGAAGACGCTGCAAGCCTGCCCATTGCGGCTGCTTTATCTCGCGTTGATGCAATGCCGTCGTATTTATCCATAAGAGCCCCTCTGCGTCCTGACAATCTTGCTTGTGCGGCTGTCTCTGACTTATTCTCAATAAGAGGTGTTTTCTTTTGTAGTTCTTTAACATAGGCGTAGAATTCAGGAGTGCCTGGCATTAAACCGGCGTCTTTAGCCTGTTGAGCGTAATTGCCAACTTTAACGGCGTCTTTTGGAGACCCGTGTTTCGTCGGATCAAAATTATTTGGCCGAATCATAACATTCTTGCCTGAAGCAATATCTAAGACTTCAATCGGGTTGCCTTGTTTCGCGGCCTTTGGTGCGCCTTGGTAATTAATTATCTCCCCCGTGAGAGAGTTTTTCTGACCATAGCCGCCTTGCTTGTATGGGTTTTGAACCGTGCTAAATGTCGCAGTCGGCTTTGCAAACTTCTGTTCCATCATCATTTTCATGCCCACTTCTGGGTTTGATTTTAAAAATGCCAACTTGAGAGGGTCGCCACCAGCCAATTGCTCGAACATAGCTTCTTGCTCAACCTTCTTTTTGTTCTGTGCCATGCCGCCCGCCATGCCCGCAAGTCCACTCATAGCTTGCCCGAAGCGGCCGCCGTTCTGTGGCGCTTGCAACATGCCTTGTCCTGCGCCCATTAAAGCGCTTGAGATTGTCTGCATACGGCCAGGCTTATCAAAGTAATCTAAGAGACCGCCGCCCTGTTGTGGCGAAGGTTGCCCCGGATTAGCGTAAGAGCCAGCTTTGTATTTGGCTGGATTGCTTGAAGAGAATATATCATCGAGAATGCCCATGTCTAAATACTCCTATGAAGCCAATGACGCTAATGCGCCAGCACCAAGCAAACCGCTGCCAATAGTTGAGCCGAGGCGACTCCCACCACCACCGCTTGAAGTCTGAGTGCCAATAGACGTGCCTCCCATGTTGCCTTGAACCGCGTTGTTAAACATCGCAAGGCGTTGGAAAGGCTCTGTCTGTTCAAAGTTAAATCGTTCGATTGCATCATTGATACCTTGTTGATTAAGGGCCTCACGCGCTTGGCCAACCTCACCAAGTGCCGCGAAGTCATGGTAATCTGTTTCCGCAAGCTGTGGTGCCATCTGCATAGCGTTCATTTGGTTTTTGCGTTCGTCTGAATAGTTCTGATATCCAAGCGCGCCGATTGAATCACCCAAGCCCTGACCTAATGCTCGTGATGCAAGACCTGAGTTTGTGCGCCCTGATTGTGCAAATTGTCCTTGAACTTTCGGCATGACCTGCTCTGTAACGCGGTCTGCCATTTGGCTAAAATAGGGGTTGCCCGCGTCAAGAAATTGTCCGCTATTGGTTGCGACGTTCTGAGCTTGCGCCATTTGGTTAACTGGTGAGCCTTGATAACCCCGTGCAGCTTGGCCTTGGAGTGCGGCCTCAGTCTCGCCTGCGAATGGCGCATAAGTTTGACCGGGGAAATACTGCATACGCTGTGCAGCGTTTGAGAAGTCGCCCGCTTGCAAAGCCGTGTCTTGCTGGCCTTGAGGCAAGTTGTCAGTTGGCACACCAGTCAGGCCAGCTTGTAGACCGAATATGGTCTGTAACGAGCCTTTCTGTTCATCCCATGGCTCAGTCTTAGTTGTCTGAGTGTCGGGAATTTCTTGTTGTTTTGGTGAACCGCCCATGATTACAATTCCTTACGTGCTAATGTCCAACTTGCGGACCAATCTTTTAGAACTCTCAGCCAACCCTTGCGGAAATATCCTTCAAGGTGAGAGCAACCGTTTTCTTTTGCCCATGCCCCAATATAGTCTTGGAACATTATCCAATCTTTGTAACCACTGCCCGCTAAGTATAATACTGCACAAACTTTAAGCCTTGGGTAGGTTACAATCTGCGTCGTGCAAACGGCCCTTATTTTTTCTTCGTCGAAGGCTATCCACAATTGAATTTTGCCCTTTGAAATATACTCGTATAGGTCAACTGTTAAAAACTCTTTCCCCCTGTCCGTCGCTCGTTTTAGTATTGGCTCCGCTTCCGACCAGTAAAGGTCTATTTCGTCAGACGGGATTCCTGTAATCTTAACCAAAAGCAGTCAACAGGCCAACGCCCGTCAAAGCTGCCCAACCTAATGGACCCATCCCAAGAAATGCTGGGGCAGCAGCAGCCAAAGACCCTCCAGCAGCCAAAGGCGCAGCAGCAGCCAAAGACCCTCCAGCAGTCATAGCGCTTAACGTGCCTACGCCCGGTCCAATCATGCTAGATCCGGCAACGGGAGCTAATGCAGGAGCCATAGCGCTTAACGTGCCTACGCCCGGTCCAATCATGCTAGATCCGGCAAAGGGAGCTAATGCAGGAGCAGGAGCCATAGCGCTTAACGTGCCTACGCCCGGTCCCATCATGCTAGATCCGGCAAAGGGAGCTGGTGACGAGAATAAACCCTTTAAAGGGTCCAGTGCGCCAGCTTCGTTAAGCATATCGAGGCCAGCCATGCCGTTTTTGACGCTGTTGTCTTGTTGAGCTGGCGCGCGTTGCATTGGCGTAGACATGCCGGGGCTTGCCGCAAAGTTATTCGAACCCATAGTGATGCCGCCTGTATTTGGCGCTCGTCCTTGTAATGGGCCTACTTGTCTGATTGGCAAAGGCATATAAAATTCCTATCTACGTTATACTACACAAAAAGTTTGGACAATTAAAGCCTTTTCTACGGGCCTTGATTCTCTGGAAGCTGGCTAACGCGTTGCATTTCATTAAATCGTCTTTGCCAAAGCTCCTGCTCTGTCGGGCCTACGTATTTATCTGCAACGGCCACCGCTGGTTCTGGAGCTTGTGCAAGTGCCGCTTGAATGTCTTGTTGACGTTGGGCAAGCAATGCGTTGGCTTCTGCCATGGGGTCCGTCTGTGGCCCTTGCTGTTGAAGAGATGCAAAATAGTCTTGCAACCCACCGCCTTGAGGACTCGCGCCGAACTGCATTGCAGGTTGTGGAGTTAGGTCAAACAACCCGCCCGCTTGCTGTTGATGCATTGGGTTTTGCCCGCCTAGAAGCCCGCCTTGGTACGGGTTTCCTTGTGGGTTGGCTTGGCCTAAACCTTGCGCCATCTGTAAAATTTGGTTGTATCTGTCCATTGTCTTATCCTACCAAAATCACGCGGAATGTTTTGTCTGTCTGGGCGTTGTTCGCGTGGTTGATAACAACCGACCCGGATAGTCTATTCGTGTCTGCAACGTATGTCGTTGCCAATGCCGTCGCTGCGTTCGCTGTCTCAGGCATAAAGCCAAGGAACGACGCGGGGCTTAGTCGAACGTCTGTGATTGTCGTTGTCGCCTCATTTGATCTGAGCGTCACGATAATGACGTTGTTCGTCTTGCCTTGATTTTGACGCTGCGCCTGTTCCCCAAGCAACCGTCTATGCTGGTCGCTGTCAGGCAGGTATCGCGGAGCTGTCGGGTATCCAATAGGCGCGCCCATTTACAAATCCCCGTCCGGTCTGGTCTTAGCATCAACGCCCTGCGCGTGGGTCCATGTGCCGCCCGCTGCAATCTTAATGCGCGCGCGCCCGTACCTCGTGCTAATGTTGAAATGAGACATTCCATCAGTGCCGACAGCCTCATATGCACTGTCTGTTGGCGTGCCGCCCGGTGTGTCGCGTGAGCGGATCTGCGTTGTTACTGTTCCGCCGTCAACGTAAGGCCTAATGCCGCTAATATGAATGCGTGTACCTTCTGCGCCGGATGCCTCAGTTGTTTCAAGCTGTGCTTCTAGAATGTCTCCGCTAAATCGTGCAAGGTCACCGTCTGTGTCAAATGCTGATAGTAAACGTTCGCCGCCGGTCCATGACCGAGAGTCTAAAGACAAAGGAAGCAAGTCTAGATTGCTACTAATGCCGTCCAGCTGTTCGAGCGTGTAGCCAGGCGTCAACCCTGTTGTCAGGTATTGCATGGATACGTCTGCCGTTGACCACCTATCGATAGCCCAATTATACATAATAAGCGTGTCAGGCTCGCCAAACGTCGAGTTCACCGACGGATAAGCCCAGAACACAATCTTGTTAATTGAGTCAGCAGACCCGTAAACTCTGTCAATATATGTCTGGTTAAGGTTAGCAAAGAATGTCTTATCAACGCGCCTATCACCGATTGGCGTTGACTTTGTGCCATCAAACGCAAAGAAACCTGACTCGTCCAGATAAAATGCTACTGTCCCCACGTTAACAACTGAGTTCCTAGCGTGCGCACCCCTGTCACGCTCAATTTCATAAAAGCCGAAAATTGTTGGCGGGCCTTCGTATACTATGCGGTATATAGCTTTCTCTAAGAAAACTGCGCCGTCAGTACCGCCGATTGCACCAACAATGGCTTGGACTGTGTTGCCTGTCGCAATGTCATTATAGTCTGATTGCTTCGAAGCCGCGTCGGACGATCCAATGCTCGGCCAATCTGTCGGGTCATTGAATGCAGACCACCACACACGGTTAGGAACGCCACCGTATGTACTGTCAAAAGTATTTCCCACCATGACAAAATCGCCAATGACAGAGCCAACCCTTGCTCGTGGTGCATCACTATTCAACTGTGAAAACGTGCTATCTGTACCCATCAAATACGTCTGCATATCGTCGCTCAAGCCTAGAATGGCTATGCAACGCTCGCCAAATCCAACGAATTCAACAGGGTAATCTGAACTGACCGTGTAAGCACCAGCAGACGCGGAAACATTATTCCACGTTCCGGTGTTTAAAAGAAAGAAATCTTTTTCGTCGGATGCGAAGTTATAAACAACGCCGTCGTTATCTCGAAGCGAACCAGCGCCACGAACAACACCCGTCCCGACAACACCAGATATAGACGATAAGCCGGATAAGGGCGCATAGCTCGCTTCTGTGCGGGGCAACACGTTGTTTATATATGCCGAGCCTTGGTTTTCATAGTCAGGCTGGTCAGGCGTGTATTGTGCGAAGGGAATCATATCAATACCCGTTGAAAATGTTAAACGCGTTCTTGTTGTTCGTCAGCAAGGCAGAATCAACAGTGGAAACTGCGTTCTTCTTGTTGCGCCCGTATGTGTGATTTACGTCTGCTAGGATGGCGGAAGCCGTGGAGAAGTTAGTCGCTGCCTCTTCCGGGCTGCGCATCCATTTATAAGCGCGCCAAAGGCTCATATCTAAATACAGGTCTTCATACTGTGTGAGGAGCGCGTTCGTCCCGTCAGTGGCTATATCCCACTTCTTGTAGTAATTACAGTCTAATGCATAGGTTGCGTCTGAGGGGCCTTCAAAACGGAACGTATCAGCTACCGCGTAATAATAAGGACGGATCTCATTGTCATCGTGCAGCCCTAAGAGCTTCGACAATGGGAGTTGTTCCATTAAAAAATCGTTCGAAGGATACTTCATATCGATAATCTCAAGAAAACCCGCTGGCAATGCCGCCGTATCGGACCCTTGAGACAAAGAAACAGACACTTCCGTAATGCCTGGGTTCCAATTGATCTTTCGATTGATAAAGTTCTCCGCTTGAGAAATAAAGTCAGGGACAAGCGCCACAAACCCACTGTCAGCACGTCCTGTATACGTCTCTAATGCCGTCTTTAATTCTGCGTAGGTTGTGATTGCCATGATTTAACCTTTCTTGGTGCGTTTGTTCTTCAAAGATAGCGTTCCGGCTGGCTTGTATTCTTTGATCTCTTCAGCAGCTTCCTTTGCTACGTCAGGCCCGCCGTCAGCGAATGCGTCCGCTTTTACCGAGAACCAGCCATCCTTTGGGCCGTCCCAAGCTTTGGTGAGTTTTCCGTCAATTACTTTGTACACTCTTTTTTCGTAGTTAGACATAATTTATCCTAAAAGCATTGGGGAGAGCCGAAGCCCTCCCCGCAGCGTGTGGCCTAGTTAAAACCGTAACGACAAGCCAACTGTGGGCGAATCGTTTTGTAGCCGTACAGAATGTCAAGACGAGTCGGGAATTTATCATCAGCAATCGTATACTGACGAACTGCCCGCATCGAAATGCCGTCCATGACTTCGCGAGCGGCGAAATCGACACCGTCCGGCATAATCAAATCGGCTGTTGCAAATGCGAAAGCGTCCTTATGGAAGCCACAAGAAATACCGTAATCAGCACTCGCGCCGATTGCCGTTGACTTATCGCTCTCGAGCTTTTGGATCGCAGCGCCGTCGGCGGGTGAGCCAACAACGTTTTGACGCCCACCAGAAACCACGATTGACGGGCTAATGCCGATCGACGTGGCGCTTGTGCCTGTTGCCGCTGTCACAACGAATGACTGCAACTGACCTGTGTCAGCTTTAGTCTCAGGGTGAACACGGTTAACGCCAGCGATGTAGATGATATCGCCTTTCGTGAACGTTCCAGCGCCCGTGTCAACGGTAATAGAAGCGCCCGCTTGAGACGCGCCGTTAATCAGGTAGTTGCCTGTTCCGTCATCCGTACCTGACGTGAATTGCGGCCAAAGTGTGTTTTGGTACACTTCTTTATAACCGACAAACTCGCTAGCAACCATGCCTTCGCGGTATTGCTTAGACACGTTCGTATTAGGGTTGAACAGACCAGATACAGCGTTCACGAGGTCAACGTTGTCAGTCGTGTTAAGGTTCAAGCAACGCTCGGAAACTGGTGCGAGGTTGTCTGTAAGTTGTTTGGCACCATTAAGCACGTCAGCAAGCGTAATCGATGCGCCGACGTCTGATACTTGGTTATAAACATCTTTGAACATGCTCATTGCGTCGGCTTCGACGTTAGCGGCAAGCACTGACATTGCTGGCTCAAGGATACGATCCGAGAAGTCATCAATGTCGAGCGTCAGATCAACAGAAGTGAAGTTCAAGTCAACGCCCTTTTGGGTTGCGACTTGAAGGTCAACAGATGTTTCTGTTGTGTCCTGAGCAGACAATGCAGCGCCGGTTCGAACGACGTACTCGTTTGGTAGGCGGATTTTAAGACTGTCGCCAATCTTAGCGCCTGTTTTTGCAAAGCTGTCATCGTATTGGCGGTTTGTCTTGCCAACAAAGTTAAGCTTCTGGTGAAGAATACGCAGCGCCTCTCGGGTAACTGCGGTCGCGGTCAGTAGTGTGTTAGCCATTTCAATTTAATCCTAAAATGTGCCAGTCAGTCAACGTCGACCCTTTGCCTTGAGGTCTTTCTCACGCCATGCTTGCCATGCTTTAACAGACAAATTATCAGGGTTAACGCTTGCTTTTGCGTTTTTGCCTTTGATAGAAGCGACAGGTTGAGCCTCGGCGGGCTTAGGGGCTTTGTTGCTCTTTGACTTGGCAACGATGTTTCTGTAACGACGAGCGTCGTCCAACACTCGAACCATTCGAGGGTCTAAAACGCTACTCATCTCGTCTTTGCTAAAACCGTAAGTGTCAATGCCTGACTTAAATATGGTTTTGGCTGTGTCTTCATTCCAGTTCGGTATGACCTTCGCTAACTCTTTGAGCCCTTCCTCTTTCAGCCTGGCACCCTCTTGATGCTGCTTCTGAGCGACTTCCTGTTGCGCGTGTATCATTCGCTGGACTGTGTTTGTTCTGTTCTCGACGAGTTGACGGCGCTGAAAATCCAACCGTTGAAACTCGACAGGGTCGTCATAACTAAGCTGGTTCCAATCGACTTGTTCATACTGGGCAAGCTGTGCATCGATTTGGCGTACTGTCGACGCCTCTTCAAAGAACTGTTCTTGCACTTTAACGTTCGCTTGGAATTCAGTCTGTTGCGCCTCGAATGCCTTGCGTTGGTCAGCTACTTCCATTGTCTTCTTGGTGTAGTCGCCTTGACGCATTAGAGCATCCTTGATTTCAGCCGTGAGTTTGTAGGTTTTACCCTCATACTCAACGTCCATAAGCTCAGGTTCGGACTCGTCGGTATCCGGTTGCCCGTCGCTTTCTTCGTTGACGATAGCCACTAGATCGTCATCAGGGTCCGTAGATACTTCAATTGCCTCTGCTTTTGGGGCATCAGGGTCTACAAAACGCCGTTCTGGTGCTGGTGCGGTATCCTGTACAGGCGCATCATCAACCGGGGCTATGGATTCAAGCGGTGCTTGGCTGTCCATCTGTTCCATTATTTATATCCTTCGTGGGTCAAGTCCGGGATTCTGTCCCGGTGCAGACGTAGGCTTGGCCTTGCTAACTTTATCCAATAAGTCAACGGCTAGTTTGTCGTTGCCTTGTTGAGTTTTAACGTCGGCTTCCATGCGTTCTGTGTCCGCCTCATAAGCATCTATCAAACTACCCCGTTTTTTAATTTGGGCTTCGAATTGCTTAGTTTCAGCGTTCATTCTGTCAATGGATATGCGCTCTTGTTCAAGCTGCTTCATATCCATTAGTGTTTTAATCTGTGACTCTGCCATTTGTAATTGCTGCTTAAGTTGCGCAACCATTGGGTCCTCTTCGTCCTCACGTAAGTTCGCAGGGAGTAGAGACTTCAGGCGGGTAGCAATTTCGTCAGCGCCTGGCCAGTCTAGATTCTTTGCTATGATGTCGCCCACGTATGGCGCGGCTTGAGGGAATGCTGTGATAAGCTGCATCATTTGATCTGCAGCCTCTTGGCGTTTCGTGGTGAACGACGGACCTGCTTTAACAACAACATCGTATTTGCCTGTTGTCAGGTCAAAGATACGTTCTACGCCGTCTATAAGCTTCTCTTGTTCACCCTTCTCCACAGCTTGGCCTGTTTCCATGCTGACCGGCTGGTTAATTGGAATTTCAAGCGGCTCGTCATCCTCACCTAATACCCGCAATATACGAGCCTTGGTGTACGTGTGAGGGATAAGGTCAACAATAATGCGTCCAGCGTGGCGAATGGCGCGAGTAAGGTTGTCTTGGAAATGGAATGTTGACGTGTCGCCCTCTTGGTTTCGTCTTTGTATCGCGATGCCGCTAATCTCATTAGCTGCCATGCCCAGACTAGCGTCCTGCATCCCCATAATACCCTTCATATCGTCGCTGGACGACATGGATTCACTAATAGCGCCAGCCGGCACACCAGCGAACGGCTCACGTATCGGCCGCATCTTGCCCGGTGTGTATTCTAATGTCTGGTGATTATCAGTGTTCGCTGTCGCCCAATTATCGTCTGCATCAAAGGCCCCTGCTTCTCCAACCCACGGAGCTTTAGGGGCAAGCGCGACCAGCTCAGTCGATGCTGTGCGCCAATAGTTGTAGTTGCGTTGTGCGTCTTGTGATTGATAAGTTAGGCCATGGTGGTAACGCTTACCATCGTCTATGGTTTCCTCACCATAAACAGGGATGATAGGAATATACTTACCAGCCCAGTCGTTAGTCTCAAGAACCTCTTGACCGTTCATTATGTATTGCGTGACTTTGTAGCTCTTTGTCTCGCGCTCGAACTCAATAGTTATATCGAGTGAGTCAAATATCTCTTTGGCGTTCTCATACACGTCTTTCTGCATAATCTGGCCGTCGGTCAGCATCAGCAGCGTTTCGGACACCTCTTCACGCTTCCAATATTCAGCAATGAGAACGTGGTCCTCTTCGAACCAGTCTTGACGGTCTTCAGCGCCTAAGAAATCCCAATCAACTGCTTCTGCATTAGGGTAATCTGCTTTGAACGATTCAGTTGTTACCCATTCAGTTATGAACGCCTTATTCCAGTCCGAAGAATCAACCGCCGTACTATCTGGATCACCGTAGACAGAGAACGGGTTCATTATCCGCTCAATGACGATATCCTTGTCAAAAGCGTCTTGGAATACAAAATCGACATTAACCCGAAAATAACCGATACCGCACGATGCAGCCCAATCAATGGCTGTGTCATATGCAGCGCCCGCGTCGGACCTGTATTCGATGTTACGGATTAGACCATTAAGGACTTCTGCAGTCTCTACGTCAGCATTATCGTCTACGGGGTGAACTTTGATTGATGGCTTGTTCTGCCGAGCGTCGTTAACTACCTGGCGAATAAACGCTGGCAGTTTGTTCATTGTCAGGCAAGGACGGCCCTTAGACTCACGGTCCTTTCGGACGTTCTCAGGCCATTGCTCACCCAACCGAGCAAAATCGTACTCTTTCTTGGACATGTCCCGCTGCGTTGACTCGTAATCAACGCAGTTTTGATACGCTTCTTTGGCTTCGAGAAGAAGTTTGTCCATTATACACCTTTAATTTGTTATATACGTTTTACGCTAAACAGAACGGCAGGTCAATGTAAACTACTATATGAATGTGTAGTATAGATTTAAATAAAAACTACCTAATAAATACAACGGCAGTTGCCAACCTGCATCTCTTCAGCCTCGAAAGACCTAATTACCCGTTGCCGGGCGTGTGGGGTAGCTGTTCCCACCTCGTCAATTATTAATAACGGTAGCGCCTATGTGTGAAAACTAAACGTTAATGACTTCGGAAACTCTCATGCCGAATACTTGAGAAATCTCGCCAAGCGTCCAGCCGCCCTCTTTCATATCACGTATGATTTCGCTGCGTCTGAGGCGTTGGCCGCCTGTCAGCTTCTTAGCCTTGGCGAGTTCAACTATCTCTGCGCCGAGTTCTATTGCGTGTTCTTGTGCTTTGAGGTTCATCTATCCCATCCAATTCAAATTACGCGGCGGTTTATTCGTCTTTTTCTTGCGCACGTTTGGCGTGTACATGCTCATCATAACAGAGTCAGATTCATTTGGCGAGACAATGCCTAGACGCTTCATGTCCTCCTTGCTCATTAGCTGTATAAGACCGTTGCCGTTCTGCTTTCTTGGTATCCTGCATATCTGTGACCGGAACACGCTTTCGTTTTCAATCCCATCGCTATCGAATGATATCATTTTATCCGGATCCATGTACTCACCGCGCTCGACACACCGATATGTGTTATACATCCTATTTGCTAACGTTATATAATATTGCGCCCTGTTATTCTTGAATGTCTCTGCATACGTCTTTGGTGCGTCCTCACGGCGAGTTTCGTTGAACATATATATATCTCTTGCGTTGTCTTGGCCTACCCCTGACAAAGACCCTTGAAACATGTGGTATTCAATCGCCATGTTATTAAAAGCAAGCTGTACTTGGCGTTTAAGGCCCGTACCCATGCCGTCGCCATCCCAGACGAACCAGTCGGCACCATCTTTAATAGCGTTCTCTGTGGCCCAATCACAGGCTTGATCTATTTCGCCGGTACGCATCGATTGCACTGACTTGATAATTGAGCCATGACGCAAGCTATACCCTCCTGCATCCTTGCCCCCGTCAAATGGATCATGCGCGGCTATCTTAGCCCCGAGAGGTTTGAAAGCGGCTTCTAGGTGGGGAAGTTTGTGCGCATCAAGACAGGCGTCATACCACTCAGGTTTGATGATAGACCCTTCAACCTCGTCGTAGTATGCGCCTTTCCATTTATGGTCATACTCAGCACGAGACAACCGGTTGTGATCGTCTGCGCGCTCGTCCTCAAGGCCAGACGCTAGGAACCAGGCAGGCGGCATGTCGGTATAATTCATTTGAACCACCATAATTAAATCATCTTCGTAATACCCGCATCTAGTCAATTCAGACTCAGCGCGAGCAAGCCATCGCTTCGCAACCGCTCCCGTCCTAGATCCTCTGTTCATAGTGATAATAATCTCAGGCATTTTTACATCTTCGCCAGCGATTTTACGTTCTGCATCCGCTGCATTAAGCCGGACAGACGCAGTGAGAACACGCAAGGTATTCTCGGTCACGTCCTCTCCCTCTTCAATCCATAGCCCGTCAACGCCTGATAATGTAGATTTGATGGAAGTTATGTTACGCGCTAAACCTCGATAGAATATGCGTCCGCCGGAACTGTGGGTTATTCCTGTTTTAGTGTCGCTAAACCCTGCTATCCCTAAACGCTCAATTTCTTCAAGGATTGTTCTATGGACTGATTCCTCAATCGAGTTCTGGTGTTCACGCGCACAGCACCATAGCTCACCTTTAGAAACTCTAGCCCCGACATAGTCTGACACACCCGTTGATTTAGTAGACCCACGTCCTCCAACAATAAT